CGTCACAGATCGTGGTCAGTGCCGCGATCTGCCCGGCATGGCCGATGACCTGGTTCGGGAACTGGGAAAGCCAGCGCAGATTCTGGTCCTGTTTGGTCTGTTTGCGGGCCTGCCGCCGGAATCGCCGGGACAGCTTCTTAACGGTAGTTGCCATACTTCTGATAATACGGTACGGTACAGATCGTACCAGCCTAAATAAGCACAGGACATGACGCGACGCGTGGCTATTTTGAGCTGACATGTCGATTTGTCTTGACATGACTTATGGCCATCCTGTACATTATCTGAGCTGAGCAGTACAGGCCAGGGCTGCTAAGCAGCGATTGGCCGCGCGGGCTGCCGCGGCGCCGCAATCAAGGGAGGCGTACCCACACGTATGCCTCACCTGCCATCACTGCCTCTTAGCGAAGGCGCGCAATTTTGGTGATACCTGCGCCTGCGCCTGCGCTGCGCCGCTAAGTACGGCTAAATAAAATGCGCAGCTCAGCCGATGGACAGAACATGAGCAAAGACGGAATCGTGGCTGACCCGATGCTGGACTGTGAGACGGTCAAGTACGTCCTGCCCGATTACAGGCCAAACAGCCCTATCGTGGATGCGTTCTGGAGCCTGTGTCCTTCGGACATTGCCGACGCTGGCCCAGCGTGGCAGGACCCGCTTGACGAGGGCGATGGACTGCTTTGGTTTATTTAGGCTGGTACGGCTGCCGAGCGGGGGTAGGGTAAGGACATGAACGAGCGGTGCGAATGCGGGCATGAGGCATGGCGGCATCATTACGACAACAACGGTTGTCTGGCCCAGGACTGCAGTGGTGAGTACTGCAAATGCGACAGAAGCGACAAACAGGTACGTGACGGCAACACCAGCGGCGCCGATCCCATCAACAGCCCGGCGCATTACAAGGTCGGTTCCATCGAGGCTATCGACGTGATCGAGGCTTTCCAGCTCAATTACCGTACCGGCAACGTCGCAAAGTATCTCCTGCGGCACCAGTATAAGGGCGAGCCGCTCAAGGACCTGAAAAAGGCCAAGTGGTACCTGGAACGGGAAATCGCACGACTCGAAAAGGAGCAGAGCAAATGAGCGTAATTGCCGGAGCCGCGCTGTGCCTTGCCCTGGGCGGCTACTGGATCTACGTCTGGTCCTTGTACGGCGATGACGAGTACCTGGACAGGGACGAACTGGAGGAGGGCTACGATGATTGAGTTGCTGACCGAGACCAGGCAAATGCCGTTCTGGTTCATGATGGCTTACGGTACGGCCATGCTTCTGATCGGCGCGGCTGCGGGGTGGGCCAGCAAATGAACGTGTGCGTGTTCGCCGGAGCTCGAGGCGGCGAGGAGCTGTTGCCGGCCGCGCGCTGGATCGGGCAGGAACTGGCCAAGGCATGGCATGACCTGTACTACGGTGCCAGCCGCAAGGGAATCATGGGCGCGCTCTGTGACGGGTACAAGTCATGGTGGGATACGAACGGACTGGAACCTGGCTGTTACGGCAAGGTACATGGCGTGCTGCCGACGCACATTCACAGGCTAAATCACTGGGATACCGACGTTGACAACATCGTGACGACGGACATGCACAGCCGCAAGCAGGTCTTTTGGGATCGGTGCGATGCTTTCCTGTGCCTTCCAGGGGCTTACGGGACAATGGACGAGCTCTTTGGAATCCTGACCCTGACCAAGCTCGGTATTGAACGCGAGCGGCCGATCGTCGTTTTTAACCAGAACGGTTTCTATGACGGACTGATCCTGCTCATGTCGTCGATGGTCAGCAACGGGACAATGGACGGACGTAAGCAGAACCTGGTCAAGTTCGTTTGGCACAAAGAGGAGGTGATGGATGCGCTTTTCCCCGTGGCTGGCTAAGCTAGTCCTGCAGCAGTCGCCGAAACACGCCAAGGCAGCCTGGGAGGCTCGCCGCGACGGCCAGGTCAGCGAGCGGTCAGACGCCAAGCGGTTTGGTAGCTGTGTAGACCGGATCGTGTTCCAGGTCGGCGAGGACATCGTAGTCAAGACCAAGCGGGGGCAGAAAGAGGAGCCGGGGCAGATCCTGGTCTCGGAAACTGAGCTCGAGCGGGCCAACAAGGTCGCAGCCGCGGTCCTTGAGCAGGTGCCGCGCCTGTCCAGTATCCACAGCAAGAACCAGCACAAAATCATCTGGAACGAACGGGGCCTGGAATGCTCGGCCACGCCAGATAACCTGGACATGGAGCAGTGGCAGATCAACGACCTCAAGACAGCGCATGACATGTCCGATGAAGGCATCGTAAGGGCCATCGAGATGTACGGCTACGATGTCCAGGCCGCGGCGTGTATCGAAGGCGCATTATTGAAGCTGGAATGGCCTCGGCCGACGTTTAGATTCATCTTTGCCGAGTCGCACGAGCCGTTCGATGTCCGGGTCATTGAGATGGACAATGACATGATCGATGGCGGCATGCGGCTCTGGAACAAGGCCAAGAACATCTGGCGCAACTGTCTTGCTACGGGTGAGTTTCCGGGGCGGGGACATACGACGGTTAGTAACAGCAGCTATCGTCGATTTCGGAGCGGTTCCGAAGTGGTCGACGACTTCATGAAACAGAACTGAAAGGGCACTAAATGGAAACGTTTGACGATCTGCTCCCTGGTAAATTGTTCAATGCCGATGCCGTTCGGGATCAGCCGATTGTGCTGACCATCAAGGGATTCGAACGCGGAACCCTCAAGGGCAAGAACGGTGGTGAAGAGGCTGCGGCGTTTATTGAGTTTGAGGATTCGCCGCGACGTATGGTGGTCAAGCCGTCCATCGTAGACAACCTCAAGGAGATCTTCGGCAAGGGCGCGCGTGAAGCTGCTATCGGCCAGCGTGTCGAGCTGTACTGTGATCCGAATGTGCGCGACGCCGCCCAGAAGAAGGTCGGCGGACTGCGCTTGCGCAAGCCGACCACGACCGAGAAGGGCGCGGCGCCGTTCTAATGTGGATCTGGCTGGAGATTGGCGCTAACTTGGCGGCTTGGACGGCAGCTGGTGCGTTTGCGTACAGACAGACAGGATCGGTACTGTTCGGCATCGGGGCCGCCCTTCTGGCCCGGTGTGTAACGGTCCCATCTCGGTAACAAGATTCGTCCGTGCAGCGCCGGTAGCTAGTTAGCCGGAGGGTTGGCGGCGACGGTCCCCACGCCGTAGCGGGGCGGAAATTCGGCAGATCGTTAGACAGTTGTTGTTACTGTCATGCCGATGACAGCCGGGAAAGACCGGCGCTTGTGACGGTAGATCAGTGGCAGATCGCGCGGTCGCACCAAGCATCCAGGTTCGATTCCTGGCCGTCACTCAATGCAGCTAGGCTTATTTGGCGAGGTGGCAGTTGACAAAACGCGACGGCTCATACTCAGGGACTACCAGCGACGAATCGCGGGGCAGGCTCTGCAGTTCCTGGCAGCAGGAAAGAGCCCGCTTACTGTCGCAGCAACAGGCACCGGCAAAACTAGTATCGCAGCGGCTGTTGTTCGTGATTTTCCTGGCCGCGTTCTCTGGATCGCTCATCGTATCGAGCTGGTTAGACAAGCAATTGAGCGGCTCGAGCATGTCCTTGGAGAGCGAGTAAATGCCGAAACCGCCAGCTCCTATTCCGATCGCGGGCGAGTGGTTGTTGCCAGTAAGGATACGGTACGACACCCGTCCAGGTTGCAACGTCTGTCCAACTATGACGGTTTTGAACTCATCGTTGTCGACGAGTGCCACCACAGTCCAGCTAGAACGTACCAGACCATTTTTGACGCTTACCCGAACGCGCTCCGGTACGGACTTACGGCTACGCCGGGGCGCCTGGACAAGAGAGGACTGGGAAGCTTTGATTGCTCGACAGAACCGTTCGGAATCGTCGAGGCATCGCGCGAAGGCTGGCTAGTACCGATACGGGCCAAGCGAGAGAAGGTAAAGAGCGTTGACCTGTCAGGTGTAAGGGTCAGTGCAGGCGACTTTAACCAGGCGGAACTAGATGCGGTCTATCGGAGCGAGGAATCGTTACATGCAATCGGCCGCGCTATACTTGACCGTCTGGGGCATGGGCCTTGCCTTCATTTTGCTACTACTGTTGGAACTGCTGAGCGACAAGCAGAAGTCATCAACCGGTACCGACCAGGAACGGCGCGGGTAGTCCATGGAAACACACCTGAACTTGAGCGACGAACCTGCTTTTCGGAGCTGGGCACACGCTATCAGGTGCTGGTTAACGTCGGCGTCGCCACTGAGGGTACAGATCTGCCTTCAGTTGCCGTCATATCCATGGGCCGCGCAACTAAGTCACAGTCACTGTTTCAGCAGATGCTTGGACGCGGACTGCGACCTTTGCCTGGAGTTGTGGACATTTCAGGAACTGCACAGGAACGGTTGGCGGCCATTGCTGCATCGCAGAAGCCGCATTGCCTGGTTCTCGACTTTGTTGGCTCCACCGGCCGGCACAGCGTCGCGACGGCAGTGGATGGACTATCGGCAACTGAAACTGACAGCGACAGATCCAGCTCTGCAGCAGTGGATCGAGTCAAACAGCGGCTAGAAGCAGGCGAGGAGCTTGAACTGGCCGGGGCCTTGGCTGCCGAGATAGAGGCCGAGCAGGACAGGCAAGAAAAGCGCAGGAAACGCAAGGAACGCGAGCTAGCCAGGCGCCTGGAGATAACAGGACAGGTCGTACTCGAGTCCAGGGATGTGCGGCTAATAGGGCTAGGTGGTGACATAGCCGATACAGACCAGGCCAGGTCAGTTCTAGACGGGCCACCAACCCCTGAACAGGTACAGGAGCTGGGCAGGCTTGGCAGCACGTTCGAGAGGCTAGAGACGGCCCGCGACGCACGGCGCAGGATCTTGGAACTGCGAAAGCAGCTTGACTTAGCATCCCCGAAACAGGTAGCCTTAATAACCCGACACATGCCGGACAAGGTCAGACCAGGACTGACCAGGAAGCAGGCCGGGTTCTGGATAAGCCAGATTACCAAGCGATGGAGGTAACGTGATACGACTTACAGAACGGCAAAAAATAGCTGTCAAATATCACGCCCAGGGATTAAACGGCAACGAAACCGCCCGAGAAATGGGCGTGTCTAATCAGGTGGTGTACATGTTGCGGCGACATGTAATCGACAATTACGGCAGCCTAGACGCCGCAGTTGAACACGTCGACATGGACGATGATGTCTATGACGATGACGAGCAGTACGGGCCGTTTCGGCGATGCCAATTCTGTGACCTAATCCTGCCATGTCATCATGAGCCGATGGCACTAATCAAGGCAAACTGGCAGGAAAACCACGCGGTAGATCACGGGATTACCAGCGAGTCACCGATGCTGCATGGTAGCCAGGGCGGCAACTACAATGAGCAGCTGAAAAAGGCACGGGAAAGGAGAGCTCGAGCTAAGTACAACGCCAAGCTCAAGGCAGCCAAAGAACAGGCAGCTTGATGCAACGAACCGATGATGTCCAGGCTGCCCGTCGCGTGCCGTTGCCGTCGCTGTTGCCGCCAGACTGGGTACTGCACAAGAAAGGACCGAACAAGTACATGGCCATGTGCACGTTCCATGAAGAGACCACGCCGTCCATGTCTCTGTGCCAGTACCAGGACGGGAGCTGGGGGTATAAGTGCTTCGGATGTGGCGCTAAGGGCGACCCGATCAATTACGTCAAGGCCAGGGACGGGATTGACTTCTTTGATGCTGTCAAGCTGCTGACCAGCGAGGCAAGAAAGGCACCGATGCGTAGACAGCCCGTGGCTGAGTACGACTATTACGACAAAGACGGTGTCCTGGTCTATCAGGTGCTGCGCTATGAGCCCAAGGACTTTCGGGTCAGGCGCCCATCAGAGCATGGCTGGCAATGGTGCCTGGACGGGCTGAAACGGCACCTGTACAGGCTGCCAAAGCTGAATATGGCTGAGAACATGGATAAGCCAATCTATTATGTGGAGGGAGAAAAGGATGTCCACACGATGGAAGAACACGGATTGGTGGCTACTACTCATTCCGGTGGCGCTAATAGCTTTCGTCCTGACCTGCTTGATGAAATTGAAGGCGCTGGGCGGCGCCTTGTGGTGATACCGGACCGGGACGAACCAGGCATGCAACTGATGCGCAAGGTCTACGGGGCTGCCCGCGAACGTAAGTTTCAGGTCGGGTTCCTGTTGCTGGATAGCGGCAGGCCCGACACTGACCAGTGGCACCCCTCCAAGCCGTGCAAAGACGTGACTGAGTATTTCCAGGCCGGTGGCACGCTGGAACATTTACTGGAGCTGGTCAAATGAAGCCGCGAATGCACATGGTCATCCCAGATTGCCAGGTCAGACCGGGCGTGGACATCTCTTACCTGACATGGATCGGCAACTATGCAGCAGAAAAGCGACCTGACGTCATCGTCAACCTCGGCGACTTCGCTGACATGCCCAGTCTCAACAGCTATGCCGTTGGCAAGGCCAGCGCCGAGGGGAAGCGATACCGAGAAGACATTGCCGTTACCAAAGACGCAATGTCTCGGCTGCTTGCCCCAATCAAGGCGGCAAATCGGTCTAGCAAACGCCATGGGCCAAGGCTCGTGCTCACACTCGGGAATCACGAGGAACGCATTGACCGGGAAGCCGAAAACAACCCGAAATGGAGCGGGTTCATTAGCAGCGCAGATCTCGAGTATGAGCGGGCCGGCTGGGAGGTTCATCCATTCCTTGACGTGGTCACTGTGGACCATGTCCAGTACGCTCATTTCTTTGTCAGTGGCAGCATGGGGCGGCCCGTCTCGAGCGCTGCTGCTCTCCTTCGCCAGCGCAACAGCTCTGCTGTCATGGGTCACGTACAGAGAGTGGACATCTCGGTACATCCCGTAACGCAACAGATTGCGATGTTTGCCGGCATCTGCTACTTGCATGACGAAGCTTACCTGACAAGCCAAGGCAATAGCACCAAGCGCGGCATTTGGATGCTGCACGAGGTCCACGATGGCACGTTCGACCCGATGTTCGTCAGCCTCGGTTTCCTGAAACGGAGATATTCATGAATATCCAGCACAGCAGCCGATCCGATGAATGGTACACGCCGGTTAACGTACTGGACCGAGTCAGGCAGGTGCTGACCAGGATTGATCTGGACCCTGCCAGCACTGAAAAGGCAAATGCAGCCGTTGGCGCTAAACGGTTCTACACCAGGCACGATGATGGGCTGAAACAGACCTGGTCAGGGTCGATGTTTATCAACCCTCCCGGCGGCAAGCGCGGCAACAGGTCAATGACTGGACTGTTCTGGGAGAAGCTGCTGTCAGAGCTAGAGCGCGGCCTGATTGAGCATGCGATCTTCCTGTGCTTTTCTGTGGAAGCGCTGCAGTCTACCCAGCGCTATCAGAAGTCTGTCGGTGACTTTCCATTCTGTGTGCCGTCCAAGCGAATTGCATTTGTGCCCGGATTTGCCGGAGTGGCCACGCAACCATCACACTCGAACGCGATCGTGTACGTGCCCGGCACGGAGGACGAAACCGAGCTGTTCGAGTCGGTATTTAGCACGCTCGGTAAGGTCATTGTACCGGCATGACCGTACGCGAACCCACCCCAGCCACCCTGCGCAAATACGGACTATCCCTGGACCAGTGGCGGCAGATGCTGCAGGAACAGGGCGG